TAAGAATGTACCCACGATCTAAGCCCTCTATGTAGGCGTCTAGCACCGCCATAGTGGTTTCATAATCCCATTGTTTAGGCATTGTGATAGTTACGCTCACGCCTCCACCTCCTGTCCAAACTTTACATTCTTGTAACAAGAAGCATTGTAGGCAACCTCTCCCACCTGATCGCAATAAATACCTTCAACGCGACCTAATACCTTGCTTTCTTTATAGCTTTTACCCTTAGCCCTACGCCTTAGCACTCTCTCCACGGTATAGGTATCGTCCCAGGCTAGCGTTATGCGGACAAGATAGCCAGCCGATACGGGCAATTCTACCTCCACGCACTCTCCCTCAGGCTTAAATACGCCTACACGTCCTCCGCTTATAGCTGCAACGTTACGTATTCCGATCTGCTTGATGAGAGTATCCTCATCAAACGGGCGACCTAATTGTTGATCCATTGTTATACCCTTTCAATAGTGGAATGGAGACTAGTATCTCCCCACCGCCTACCCTTAACGGATAGGCGATAGGCAAACACTAGGCAGCTTCTCTTTCCTGACACTCTCTCGCGCCCGCTTCACCTTCTGCCAGTAAATAGGCGATCTGTTGCGCTGCTTGTTCAATAGCTCGCTCGTGTTGATCCTGTAACACCTTGAAAGAATAACGCGCCACAGGCTCGCTTAACACTCTCGCGTTATAGTCTCGATACATCATAAATGTTTCCATAGTAAAGATCCCACTAGTGCCAGTTATACATTCCGAAAGTATTGTGTGGATCACTTTACTAGTTGATGAATGATAGGTAGATAACTTCACGCGATAGTTATTCTCCAGCGTGTAGGTAGTAACTATCTTTCTGCCCTGCTCATTGATAACTTTATCCTGCTTCATTCTCGTACCCTTTCTATAGTTAGTTCCTAGTGAGCTACCATAGGAGAGAGGATACACGTACTCTCCCCTATAGTAAAGCACTAGATGTAATCTTTCACCGTGTCCAGAACCTGGCTATAAGTAAAGTCTCCCATTCTATAGCTACGGATAACACGCTGTAGATCCTCCTCCTCTCCTATAGTCTCCATTAATAGCGCGGGATCTGCCAGTAATTCTCCCGCTAGGCATTGAATAAGTGTAACCGCGCTCATTATTGCCATTATGCGCTCACTTTCTCATCATTAAAGCCTATGCCGTACTTTTCTAATTCTTTCCACGCTGCAAGGATCTTTTTCTGCTGCGCGAGAGTGAGCTCCGCGTTAATAATCTCGACACCTTGCTTCATCACCTTAACTAGTGAACGCGCCATTATGCCACCGCCAGCTCACGCGCCAGCTTAGGAGAAGTCTCGCTAAGCTCCTCTGTGTCGGTTATGTCGAATACATAACGCCAGGTGAAGCGTAAATCCCCGTCATCGTCTGCACCTATCGGCACAAGAATAGCTGCCCCGCGAGATCCTTTCTTTACGCTTCTGCCAGCTTCACGCCACGCGTGGAAGCCAGCGCATTGTGTCGCGCTAGGCTTCTGCAGAATAATCATCATTGCATTACTATGAGAGAAGCTATCTAGTAGGTTACTAGGTGGCTCCACGCCTTGATCTTTCAATGCTTCTACGCCAGCGCGTAGGTTAGCGATAAAGTCTGCCTTTTCTTGCTTAGATCTTGTCATTGCATTAACCCTTTATCTAGTGGAATTGTAGGTGAGCTCCACTAGGTGAAAAGTAACACAATGCCTACGGTATAGCGATCCAATAGCTGCCCGATTAGGTAACGATTAGATAACGATTTAGTAGGGTTATGCCTGGACATATGGCGCGGATATGTCTAAGGGTTAGGGCTATCGGTTAGCGGGTAATGGTGAGCAGCTTTCTAGATCGCAAGGCTAAAGGTTAGGCGATTAGGTATCGGATAGCTCTACCGGTTAGGGCTAGGCCTTGCAAGGTTAGGCGTTTACTTAATAGCTAAGAGGTTAAGGGTTAGGGGTAGCCGTAGCGGTAGTCCGCCCTCCACGCTTTACTAACAAGCCTAGACATACAGCCCGCAACTGTCTAACCCTTAGCCATACGGTTAGGGTTTAGGCCGGAACGGACACCCCCCCTTGTTGAATTGCAGGCGGGCGTGCGCCGTACTCCCCAACAAAAAATATTTGCTAAAGTGAGATCGCTGAATATAGTTCTGACCTGCGGTTATATTCTATAATAGTAGTGTGACGTACTTAACATCTGTAAAACGAGAAACCCAGTCCATTTCCTGCCTTATATATAGTAGGGGAGTAAAACGGGGAGAGTATGTTTTACGACCCTTGGTTGGCCTCTAGCGAGGCCCCTAGGCCGAGTACTGACTTACCCCTCAGTTCGCTGTGGCTCCCTCGGGCGCTAAGCCCGAACTGCCCAGTACTTTTAGTGGGGATAGCTCTATCTCTAATAGGAAGATCATACTCAACCTAGTATAAAAGAAATGAGCATCCGCGCCAATGATACGTAACTATACCGAAGAGGAACTATACCTTCAGGCAACTTCCAGTAGAAAATTCTGGCAGCAGTACAAGGCAGAGCGAGAATCTCGTCGCTTAGAAATGCGCCGCAAAATCGCGGCAGCAATACTAGTAGAAGAGATGAGACGGGCAAATGGCTGACAACAGCGCAGACATCGCCAAGAGAATTATCCTTGGCTGTGTAGCTGAAGGTATGACCATTGAAGCCGCTTGCGCCTCAGCTGGCAAATCCATTAAGACTTACGAGTACTACCGCAGAACCGATAAGGTCTTTACAGACAAGGTTGACCGAACACGCCTTGGTCTAAAGGATAAGAGCTTTGCCAACGCCGATGTCCACGACATTACCTTTGCAGAGTTCCGCCAAAAGTTCTTACACTCCCAGACCTTTCCACATCAGCAAAACCTAGTAGATATGATTGAAGGCCGAGAGCCTGGGTGGATGCACCCCAGTATGAAATATGAGCCAGGATTGGCTAGTAATAGAATCCTGATTAACATTCCGCCAAACCACGCCAAGTCAATTACGATTACGGTTGACTACGTGACCTGGCAGGTAGTACGCAATCCAAACTTCCGTGTTCTCATTGTTTCCCAAACGCAGCAGTTAGCTGCCGACTTTCTCTACGCCATCAAGCAACGCCTGACTCATCCTATGTATGAAGACCTCCAGAGCGCTTATGCTGCTGGTGTAGGGTTTAACTCCAAATCTGCCTCGTGGCAGGCCACCCGCGTCACCTTTGGTTCTGAGCTGCGCGAGTCTAGTGAAAAGGACCCGAACATCGAGGCAATCGGTATCGGTGGTCAGATCTACGGTAAGCGTGCCGATATGATTATCGTTGATGACGCTGTTACCTTAAAGAACGCTAACGAGTTTGAAAAGCAAATCCGCTGGTTAACCCAAGACGTTCGATCACGTTTGAACCCTACAGGTAAACTGGTAGTCATTGGTACCAGAGTCTCGGCTATGGATTTATACCGCGAGCTTCGTAACGAAGACCGCTACCCTGGTGGACTGGTCCCTTGGAAGTACTTGGCTATGCCAGCCCTTCTGACTACGCACGAAGACCCTGACAAGTGGGAAACCCTGTGGCCTGCTAGTGATGCTCCCTTTGATGGTCAGGTCGAATCTGATAAGAACGAAGATGACCTCTACCCTAGATGGAATGGTCGCAACCTTTACAATGAACGCCAAGCTATGGATGCAAGCACCTGGGCTTTGGTGTATCAACAGCAAGATATCTCAGATGATGCCATCTTTGACCCAGTATGTGTAAGAGGTTCTATTGATGGTATGCGTAAAGCAGGTCGTTTGGTTCCTGGTAACCCAGGCCATCCGCGTGATGTCAACGGCTTTTCTTTTATTTGTGGTCTTGATCCCGCTATGGTTGGTGATACAGCCGTCGTTTGTTACGCTGTTGATAGGGCTACTCATAAACGCTATATTGTTGACGCTATTAAAATTACTAGGCCAACACCTGCTGCAATCCGTCAACTAATCTTTGACTGGACATCTCTTTACCAGCCTAGCGAGTGGATAGTAGAGAAGAACGCATTTCAATCTTTCTTAACACAAGACGAAGGCATCCGCCAGAACCTTGCAAGCCGAGGAGTACTACTACGTGAGCACCACACAGGAACCAACAAATGGGACTCAGGATTCGGTGTTGCCAGTATGTCCACATTGTTTGGGACCAAACAGCACGATGGTAAACACCATAGAGACAATCTTATCCATCTTCCCAGTGACCAGACGGAAAATGTCAAAGCTCTTATCGAGCAATTGATTACGTGGTCGCCTACTACTAAGGGCAAGACCGATATGGTAATGGCACTTTGGTTCTGTGAGATCCGCGCACGCGAGATGCTCAACCAAGGTATGCACAAGACCCACCATATGAAGAACCCATTTCTATCTCGTAACGAGATGGGCAAGCGAACAGTTATCAACATAGATGAATTGCTCGCCGAGAAAGATCGTACATTCATCTAACAAGGAGATAACAATGGCACAAATAAAAAAGCCAACGCCTAAAAAGACACCTGTAAAAAAGAAAGTGCTAGTGATGCCAGATAAAATTTCTCCATCCAAGATGACACCTGCACAAAAGGCTCGTTACCTAAAGAACCCAGAACGCTACGACGGTTAAGGACCCCCATTGTTATCAGTCAAAGAAGTAGACGCTAAGCTAGCACGCTTACGTACGCGCTCATCAGCGCGAGATCAACGTATGCGTGATGTGCTCTCGGTGCGTCAGGG